AAATATCAACAACGCATGTTTGCCTATGGCAAGCTTGAAAGGAAAATTAACATGAAACGATTAGTATTTTTAAGTTTGATCCTAAGCACATTGAGCGGATGCGCTCTAATAGACGCATACTTGATGACCAAATATGATCCAAATGAATACAAAATTATCTCGGAAATTCGTACTGATTCAAATCGATACAAAACCGAATGTGCCAATCCGCTATTGAGCCCGGTTAATGCTGTTGGCATTGCCAATAAGACTTCATTATTTCAAAACTACAGCGAAAACATTCCGTACAACACCGATGGATTCAAAGCTGCTACATCATTGAATGAAATAGCACAAGGACTAGCTGAGAAGTACACAAAAGGTGAAACAGTTAGTTTGGCATTTTGTAAAATTAAATATGGTAGCATTGAGAATAGTGCCACAGTAATACAACATGTTATAGGGAATAAACCAAGATGAATTTAGCTGAAATTGATATTGCGTTAGCTGAGCTGGCTAACTGCGGCGATCCAGCATTTGCTACCGCCGCTGCACAAGTAAGAGAAATGACCAAACAGGCAATAGCCGGACAGTTAAGCCCAGTTGACCTTAAAGAAGTTCTTGCTGATATGCAAAGACAACTGGACATTATTCAAGATATGAATCAAATGGCATTTAAAGAAAAGCTTAACACAATTATCAACGGGTTGATTACAATCGCTGGTGTAGTTTAAAAAGAGTATTAATGGATAATCGACTTAATGATGCGTTGGCATTTGCCAACTATAGACTAACTTTACAGGTTCAACGACAAAATATTGAGGCTCGTGTAGCTGCTGCAATGATACTTTCTTTTCAGAATGCCATCTTTACAGCAACACAAGAACTTATTGGACATGTTGGCCTATTGACAGTACGTGGTGATACTGTACTGGTTAGCGACAATAGCGGAAACGTTATTGAAATAGCCAATTCAAATGATTTCTTGACACAGCTTATTAAAACTTATAATTCAGCAATGAAACTCAAACAAGAAGAACAACAACGTCTTAAATCAGCAAGAAGCACAGCAAAAATTGTAGGTTTGTAATATGAGTACCAAAGGTTTCATAATGTTCGCTTACAACAACGAACAGCTTGATTATACTCAATTAGCACTGGTTGCTGCTTACGCAGTTAAAAAATACATGCCAGAGTATCCAGTGGTATTAGTCACTAACCAAGCCAGTCTTGAACATTGTAAAGAAACACATGGCGTACCAATGATGACTGCAGCCTGGGACGACATCATCATCACTGATCCAGGATACGAAAAGAATATGCGTTTACATCATGACGGCGCATACAACAGTTTCAACGCACAGTTCACAAACACAAACAAGCACGACATTTATAATATCAGTCCATTTGATGAAACAATTTTAATTGATACAGATTATCTTTGCGGTAACAATAATCTATCAAAGTTATTTGGAGGGCAGCACGATGTAGCAATGTATCGAGATGCTCGTAATTTACGTATGGAGGAACCATATACCACTGAACGCTGGTTGCACTATGCTGGAATTCGCATGTGGTGGAGTACTGTGGTCTATTGGCGCAAAAGTGAAGAAGCTGAACACTTCTTTAATACTTGGCTAGCTGTCAAACAGAACTGGGAATATTATCGTTTCTTATATAAATTTCCAGGCACATTATATCGTACAGATTATTCTGCTAGTATTGCTGCCCATATGTGCGATGGTTGGAGCGACGGCGGTTTTATTGGACAAATTCCAAACTATATGAGATATCAGGACCAAAGAGATGATATTGTAGAAGTATTTGGTCCAAATCATTGGGTTATGTTAAGCAACTTGCCCGAAGAGTGGAAAAACATTGTTGTTGAAATCAAAGGCGAAGATGTTCACATGATGAACAAGAAAAGTATTATTCGTACATATGACAAGATTATTGAGGCACTGGCATGACAACAGTATATGTGATCACAGAACCAGGCAAAGAACATTTGGCAGATATTACCAAAGAAGATACTAAAATTGTTGATGTAAACATAAATGTAATAGTTGTCAATACCGGCGATGATCCGTGGGAACAATTGAAATCTTTGGCTCAAATTAATTTTGAACCCGGGGATATATTTTGTCTAGCAGGACTATGCCCGCGAAGAACAACATTTGACATTGCACGTCTTGCTGCAGATCGCAAGGAAAACTACATGCCTGGTGTAGGAGTAGACCATCGCGGTGTTGTAATTGAATCAGGAAAGATACAGCATCGTTTGCCCATTGAAAACAACAATTATACAGTATGGCCGTATCTTGGAGTGGTTGGGAATCCTGATGATGCCAGCATTAGTTTCCAGGTGACACAGCTTTTATCAGTTGAAGTATTTTGGCCTGAATACATTCCCGAAGTGGTCAAACTAGTACACTTATTGGCTGCAGTATCAGGTACGGGAACATGGTACACTCCTAGCTGGTTCAAAGTAGTTGATATGAGTATACGTGATCTTGAATTGGCACCGGTGATGTATTCAAGTCATAAATGGCATGATTGGATTGCCTTCTATCCAGCCAATGGAAACTTTAAATTAGAAAATCACAGTCAGTTACTTCCTGTATGGTTGGATGAAAGTGATAAACCATTGGAGTATTGGAAACGTGGCTGATATTCAATTTGAACTTCGCAAGCGTGTGCGCCAACGCAATGAGTTTTGGTCAATTTTGTTTAATGCTGAATCAGGACAAATTCAATCAATTGAACCAGGCCAATTAAAACAAGCAGGTTGCCTAGTCGTTAGTTATGCCAAAGTTAAAGATATACTGGCAGGAAAGACAAATCAAAACAATTTTAAAATTGCATTCAATGAAAAGCTTGGAGCTGTTGACTTAGTTAATATTACAAGACCGTCCGAGTTTACTAAAAAACAATCATGGAAAGGTTGGTTAAGTACAGGTGAGTATCATGGAGATCCACTGAGTGATCTGCGTATAATATTGTTCAACGACACTGGGATTATACGAGTTGAATCAACCCGTGCTTGGGCAACTGAGCTCAAAGAAAAACTAGACAGTAACATTGCTGAAGACGCATTGCCATTGTTTATTACAGACACTGATGATCCTCATCAGCTATTTGGATTTGTTAATGTTAACTTAATTGACATCATTGAGCGCGGATACTGGGAAAACAGATTGTGGAGTTTTATGGACCATGCTTTGGTACAAAAAATCTTATATCATGGTCAGCAAGTAAGAACCAATTCACCTCCTGTGGCAGGCAGTATGTTTTTTACAAGAATAAATCAATACTCTCCGTATCGCGGTGTCACTGACGACCAAACAATTATTAGTCATGCAGGCCGCGGGAGGCACGTATCAGTATTCTTAAAAGATGGTGGGGTATGGGCACAAAGCCACTACGAAACAGGATCAGCAATTGATCAGTTGGTTGGAAATTTTGCAGTGGCTATTGTGAACGGCAGTGATCCGGATAATTTTTATTCCTGGGCCGAGTTGCCAGCACTTATGCTTCGTCAACCGCATCCATTTGAATTAGTACCAGAATGGCCGTATCAGTCACTGCCAAATGTGTTATATAAAGCAAACAATCTAGATATAGGAATACTTTCATGAAAACCCCAATTACTGAATTTGATGTAGTGTTTATCAGCTATGATGAACCTAACGCAGACGAAAATTATGCTGACCTATTAGAAAAATGTCCATGGGCCAAACGCAGTCATGGAGTCTACGGCAGCGATGCTTGCCATAAAGCTGCAGCAAAGTTGGCCGAAACAGAAAGATTTATTAGCATTGATGCTGACAACAAAGTACGCTCAGACTTCTTTGAACTTGAGTTAGATTTGACAAAATTTGATCGCAGCGATGTGTTATCCTGGTCTGGTAAGAATGTTATCAACGGCTTGGTATACGGCAATGGTGGTGTTAAGCTTTGGCCCAAAAAAGTTGTTGAGCAAATGCGTACTCACGAAGCAGTTGATTCAGGTGCAGGGGCAGTAGATTTTTGTTGGGATATTCACTATCATCAGTTGAACAATATCTATAGCGATGTATATAACAATGCAACTCCATATCAAGCATATCGTGCAGGTTTTCGCGAAGGTGTCAAGCTTGCCTTAATTGATGGACGCCCAATGGACTGGCGACAAATTGCCGAAAGAAACAATTTTAAAAATCATCGTAGATTGTTGGTTTGGATGAGTGTGGGGCAAGATGTACAAAACGGTCTATGGGCAATGTATGGTGCTCGCCTAGGTTGTTACCTAACAAATCTACGTAAAGATTGGGACTACAAATTAGTAGCAGACTTTGAATGGCATAATGCCTATTGGGCAGAAGATGTTATGCCACAGTTTGCAGGCAATGACGAAACATGTCCTGTTTCTGGATACTCTTGGAGTAGTACAAAGTTAATGGCTGAAACTAAAAAGCTTGGACGTATATTACAACAAGACTTACGCCTTGCCATTGCCGACTTAGATGAACAGGCAAGCAAATTTTTCAAGGCCAGCTATTTTAATCCACATCGTCTTGGACCAACAGTCAAAGAAAGTGATGTTGAACAATTCATTGTGGAATAATCAATGCTAGATGTGTTCTTCATTACAATGGGCGAAGAAGGCAGCGAAGCTAATTGGCAACGCTTGCTGGAGTTTGCCCCCAATGCCAAACGCATTGATAATGTGCAAGGCTTATACAATGTACACAAGGCCTGTGCTGAGCTAAGTCTAACAGATAACTTTTATGTGGTAGATGCTGACGCATGGATCTTAGACGGCTTCAAGTTTATATGGGAACCCGATCCCAGTACCCTGTACTGGAACATTCCCGAAACTGAATGTGTGCTGGTATGGCGCAGTTATAATCCAATCAATGGATTAGAATACGGATACGGTGGCGTCAAGCTGTTTCCTAGGAAGCCATTTCTTGAAAATCGTAAATGGGAACTTGATCTTTCTACTACAATTGGACGCTCAGTTGTCAGCAAAGATCAAATCAGTTGCGAAACAAGATTCAACTCCACCCCAGAATCTGCTTGGATTGGTGCTTTCAGAGAGTGTTCTAAACTGTCATCGCTGTCAATGATCAAAAGCAGAGTACGTCGTTCTATTGTTAATCAAGACAAGGAACTAACAGAGCTTTCTGAGTACATAAGCAGGCAAGACTGGATTGACAGCCAAAAAGCAAATTATAGAAAAAGCAGAAGTGTGTTGATCATTGATCGCTACAAGTTAGAATCTGACATACTTTCTTATTGGGAAGAAATTGAAGAATGCAGTAAACGCAAACTTATATGGTGCGTCAAAGGGTGGGATCAGCCAAATGGAAAGTATTCAATACTTGGCGCCCAAGCCGGTGCAAAGTTTGGTTTACAGTTCAGCGATGACATTGAAACAATGAATCTAATCAATGATTGGACATGGCTCAAGAAGGAATTTAAAAATGTCAATGTTTAACAAAGTATCTACTGTTACAAAGAATCCGGCACGTAGCAAAATTTCTGATATTCCTGTTGTGTTTTTAAGCTTTGATGAACCAAACGCAGACAATCATTGGGAACTATTAAAGCAAATTACACCGCACAATCGTATTGCACGTGTGCATGGCGTTGTAGGATTTGACACAGCACACAAAACAGCTGCTGATCAATTTCCCAACAGTGATTATATTATCACTGTAGATGCTGACAATCAAGTTGATCCTGCTTTCTTTAACAAAACACTTCCAGATAATATGAATGGTCGAGTAAGCTTTACCTGGGGTGGTCGTCAATACACAAATGGACTAATGTACGGTAACGGTGGCCTAAAGATGTGGAGCACAGAACATCTTGCCAACATGCGTAGTCACGAACTTGCCACAGAAGAACGAGATGCTGTAGACTTTTGTTGGGACTTTAATCGTTACAAAGAATTGCCAGGTTGTTTTTCTGATGTGTACACAAATGCCAGTCCGTATCAGGCGTTTCGTGTTGGATTTCGCGAAGGCATCAAGTTAAGCATGGAACAGGGCTGTGTGTTGTCATTTGAAGAATGGCCAACCACAATGCATGCCGCAAACTTCCAACGCTTGATGACATGGATGACGCTGGGCAGAGATGTGGAAAA